TTGCACTACCATCTGTAATTTGTGTTCTTGTGCTTGAAATCAATTCAAAGTCTGGATCTGTTCCAGGTACTACTTGTCTATAACGTATGTTCATACCTAACCAACTTGCTTGTACACTTGCATCTGGTGGATTAAAGAAGAAACGTATTTCACCGTTGTTGCTTGACAATGGTGCTTCAATACTTGTAAGGTTAACAGTCATTGAACTTGCGGCACTTGGTGCGTTAGGATCTACAATTGGCATTACAAAACTATTTGAACTTTCTTTAATTGGTAATGGTCCACCAACTAATGGATCAAAGTTGTAAGTTCCAACTGCACTATATTCTGTTCTAACTGATTCATATCTTGTTTGTTGTGTGCTTTCTGTTCCGTCACTGTGTAAAAAGCGAAACACAAAGTCATAATTTTGTTGTGCTGGAGTAGGTGTACTTGGATAAGCAGGATTGCCTACTGCCCCACTTGCAATTTCAAATGTTGCCGCTGATCCTGGTATGTAACTTTGATCAAACGTTGCTGTGTATCTTGTCCATTCAGTTGCTGAACTTGCCTTGATGTAATATCTAACACCAATGATATCAAAGTTTGCAGGTTCATTTAATATTTCTTGTTTGACTGAAAACTGTATTGCTTTTGGTGTTCTTGGTGCAGATGTTGTCAACAATGTTTGTCCAACTATGCTGTTAAAGGTGCTGTTTCTAATTGCTGTTGGTGGTGGTACTGAACCTGGCCAACCACTTGCACTTGTGCTTGGATAATCTTGAATGTCAACTACATCACCTGCACTTGTGGCAAGGTTAATTCTGTTTGTTGATGAGCTTAAACTACCATCTGAATATTTTACTCTTGTGATTACTTCATATGTTGCGTTTGGTAACAGTGGTCCTAAACGAAATTCATATTCTTGTTCTGGACCTGGATTTGTTGCTTCAATATGACGTTGATATCTTGCTGTTGCTGTTGTTCTTTTGTAATAGATAATCAGTTCTTTGAATGCAGGATTCTTAATCATCAAACCTGTGATGTTTGCATACACAAGGCTACCTTCACTTACAAACCGTACTCTTGAAAATTCTACAAATTCATTTGTTGTAAAAACTGGTGCAGGAGGCGGTGGTGGTACTACAGGTGGTTCTGGTTCTTCTGGTGGTGGATCACTTGGCGGTGGTGTAATTACAGGATCTTCAGGTGGTTCAACTTCTGGTGGATCTGCAATAGGCGGTGGTGGAGCAGGAGGTTCAACAGCGTCTACATTTAGAACGTCATTGGCTCTTGTACTCAAACTACCATTTGCCGCTGGATTTATAATTTTTATATCATATGGTTGATTTGCATCAGTCATGCCAGCGATTGTTTGTAGAACAACGCTGTTATCACTTATTCTTGTTGTTACACCTGGTGTATATTCAGTGCCATCATCACCAATAAATTTTGCTGTAAGACCTGCAAAGAATCGTTGTCCTGAAACAGTGATATCATGTGTGCCAGCACCTGATACTGTTGTAGGTGTTGTTGAAAATATCAATGGTGGTAAGTGTATGATAGGAACTGGTCCTACTTTTGGTGGTTTAAGTCCAATTGGTACACCACCAATAATTTCTGGATAAAATATCTGTCCACCTTTTGGTATGTATGGTGGTAACACAATGTCTTCTTCACCAACTCTTGTGTGTGGATATAAACTGTCATCATTTCTTACACAACCTAAGTCTACAGTCATGTCATTGTTGATCTTCATTGATATAACACGGAATGGTGTTGTTGAAAAATTCAACATTGTTGATTGTATGCGTATATTATCGCCTACTTCTAATTCAAGTGCTTGTGAACTTGCTGTAAATGAAACTGATTCTTGGAATCTACTTTTGTTAAACAATAGTCTTGCCATGTCTTTGGCAATAGCATAGTTTGTGATAGTAGGAAATGTTGCTGTTAGTTTGTTTTCTCTACCACCGTCTTTGTCAACGTATGTTTGTCTTTCTGCAAGTGTTTCAGGATAGATAACACTTTCTACTGAATATGCTTTGTCTGGATTTACATAGTTTATTTCTACAACATTGTATTTTGCACTTCTTTCAATTGCTTGGTATGTAACTGCACCTTGGATGTTGTCTGAGTTAAACGTTTGTACAATAGTTGCAACACCACTTGTTATGTCTGTGGCGTTACCTGCGTCTTCAACTTTTAATTTGTATTTGCCTTGACTGTATGGCAAATAACTTCTACAACCCATAAGCAATGTTTTAACGTTAGCAAAGAGGCTTTGTTGCGTGTCTAAGACGGTGTTTATAGTGATAATAGGTCCTGTTACATTTGAACTGTCAGTGTATGTAACAACGGTATCATATTTGTTTTTTGCTACCAAGAAACTGTCAAAGTCAATGTCTGTGTTTTTAAGACCTTTACCATAACGTGGATTTCTAAGATAGTCTAATAATATTTCTGCAGGGTTTGTTGAATATGCTTCTGTTTCACTGTCGTATGCTGTTGAACCACTTGAACTTGATATGGTTGCTACTTTACGTCCTAATACTGTTGTTTTGATAGCAGGTATGTTTCCACTAAATGGATTTGCATCTGCTTGTTCTTGTGTTTCAATTTTCTTCCATTCGTATCTAACAAATAGTGTTGCCACACCATTGTAGACCATTGAACTTTTCCAACTTGGTGCATCACTACAAGGATTCCAATTGCCACCTACTGTGCTTGTTGTTGGATCAGACAAATATAAACCATGTGATAAACGCATAACAATTCTGTCTTTGTATTTGCCTTCATCAACTGTAACTGTTTGTCCATTGTTTAGTAGAGGTATGTATTTGTCGTTCAATTGGTTATCATCAATAAACAAGTCAAACAATCCTTCCATAGGACCTTCTGTTAGTGCATATGCTACCCAAAGATATCTGTTGTCTTGTGCGCCTGTTTCTGCAAATGTAATTGTACCACCAACACGTCTTAGTCCATATACAACAGGTATGTTGACAGTACTGCCATTCCTTGTTACAAGGACACCTTGTTGGCGTTCAGCTTCTGCACCTGCATCTGGCATATCTGGCATTCCGCCAAACAGTCCCATAAAAGGCTGTGTAATAAAACTAACAACACTTGAAACAACGTTGACAACGGCTTTGACAACACCTACTACGGCTTTGACAATCCCTTTGACAACCTTCTTTATTGTTTTTACTACACCACTCATTCTTCAAGATCCTTGTACATCCATAGGGCTTCTTTGAATCCTACGCTTTCATATAATTTACGACTGCGTTCAACATCAATGCCTATGTCGCCTGCTGTTATTTTTTTACAATCAAATATTGCACCCCATTCTTCAACAGATCCAATCAATTGTTTGAATGTTGAAATGTTGCGATGTTCTTTTAACACATAGATCAAATCAATGTGTGCGTATACAATGTTTTCATTCCATTGCGGAGTTGTCATTGTACCACTAACAAAGCCTACTGGTCTTGTGCCTTCAAATGCGTTAAACCAAAAGAAACTGTCTTGTGCTGTTCTTCCTCTGATTAAATTTATTGCACTATCATGATCAAACTGTTCACCAATCTCTGGTAGTAGTTCACTTGCTTCAGTGGCATAATATTTGCATAGGTTGATTGTTACATCTATTTCTTCTGGTCTTATTTTTCTTACGATCATTCTGTACGTCCCCATAAAAATTCTTGGTTGCCCACAAAACCTGCTTTTTCAAATGCTGTGTCATGTTGTACACCTTGGAACAACCAATTGCTCCAATCATTTGTTCTACGCCCTGCACTTCTTTCAAAGTCTGCAAAATGACTACTTGCTTCAACTGATATTGAACAAGAACTTGCTGACTCTTGTATACTTACATTGTACACTTCACCATCAAACATATTAATGGCCGCTACACCGCCTGCACTATCTGTTCCAATAATTTGTAGAGTGTTTATATCTAAGAAACATTTGTAAACAACAACCCTTTTACCTTCTGGTTCTTTGCCTACAAATTTGTCAATGTATCCGCTTGGTAAGCCTGACAAGTTAATTGAAAACTTGCCTACCTTAACATCAAAGTCTTCGTTGATTGCACTATGGCCTAAGAATTCGCCTTGTGCTGAATATGTGTTTGTTCCTGCGTTAGGAGCCGTGTCTGAATCAAAGTCAATGTTGATACCACCACTTGCAAGATACAACGGTGCATCATTGTTGTTGCTATCTTTTAGATGTATTTCAATAAGGTCACACGCAATAGTATGATCTCTGTAATACTCATCCTTTAGATATTCTTCTCCTGCAAAACTTTTCATCTACCAGGTCTCTCTCATATCCACAGATATGTTTGTTAATCCTCCTACACCTACATCAAACTTCTGCACATCATTTACAAGAATTGCTGTAAATGGTACTGCTGTTAGTGTAAGGTTAGTGTCATTAGGTACACTTGCTACTAAACTACCTGCAAATAAAAGAGTTGCATTGCCACTGCTATCTGATGTGCAAGTTGCTACCGCTTGATATACTTTTGAATGATTTGCAAACTTAAAATAATCACCTGAGTAAAGAACTTCTTTGTTTGCACCACAGTTGTCTAACACAACACTCTTTGCCCCAGCCGCATAACTTGTGGTTGTTGCTGGTGTAGTGCTTGGTGGATTAGTTGATTTTGAATAACTTACTTTTGGCAATACAATTTCAAAACTTAATAAACTGCCAAATGTCTGTGCAAGAAAACCTTCTACAAGTCCAGCGTCTCTTTCGCTTACTGTAGGATATTTTACTTGCCAGCTGTAAAATGTATGTCCTTGTCCAATACGTCTTGTCTTACCTGAAAATGTTTCAGTTGCCAGTGTTGGTGTGTTAGTTGTAATACTCACCGCATTGAAACTTGGTGATGTTGGATATTGACTTGCTATATCAGCCATTAGAACCTACTCCTTTGTCCGCTCTCTAACATAGCATCTGAGATAACCTGTTGGATAACACCTCTTCTGCTAACCAATAATTCATCAAATCCTTGTGTGTCTACGGCTTGTATGTTAAAGTTAATGTTTACTTCTTTGCCACCTAAACTGTCCATTCTATCTATTCTACCACTACCGTTAGGTGTAAAAATTTCTGGACCAGTTTCACCAACTAAGAATGATTTACCTTCTTGTACAGGTCCACCTAATTGTCTACCTGTGTAAGTTTGTGATTTGATAGCACTAACCTGTGCCATACCTGCCGCTACTGCCGCCGCAACATATAAGAATGATATTGGTGGTCCAGGAGGAAATGCAAGTGCCTTAGTTGCCGCACTATAAGTTGAAATCAATGCCTGTGCAATTTGTAATTTCTTGTAGGCTTCAAATGCTTGTTTGTTTTGTCCTGCCATTGATCCTAAAATGTTACCAAACGCACTCAGTGTTCCTTGTGCCGCTCTGATACCACCTTGTTGCATCATTTCTACATTGGCCATTTGTTCTACCACAGCATTTGTTACTTCTGAATTTGTAACACCAGCAAGTTCTAATTGTGCTCTTGCTTGGTCCTGTTTGATAGACAACATTTTCTTGCCATGCTCTTGTTCTAATCTTTGTAGTGTTCTTTGGTATTCCTTTTCATCAAGAATATTTCTTTCTCTTAATTGTTCAATACCAGCAAGTGCATCAGCATAACTTTGTCTTTGTTCTTCTGCAGGATTCAATCTTGTAACTGCACTCATGCCTGCTTGTGCTTGTTCTAATTGTGTGCTTTGTTTACGGAATGCTAAAAACTCTTTTTCAAGTGCCATCTGTTCACGCTTTTTAACAAGTCCTAATTCCTGTTGTAGTATTAGGTTTCTGTGTGCGTTTGCTTCTTCGTCTGTTACGTTGGCATTTGTTGCTCTAAATTTGATTTCTGACTGTAGTGCTTTGATGTGTGCTTGTCTAACTTGTTCTGTTTCAGTTAGTAGACTCATTTCTAAGTCCAAAGCCGCTTCAGTGTTAGCAATAGCCTCTTGTTCTTTTTTGGTGTAATCATCAAGTGCTTTTAGTCTTGATTCAATAGCCGCTTGTGCCGCCTTGTCTGCTATTATTTTTCTTTCTTGAGCCGCTTTACTTTCATCTAACACTTTGGTTTCTTTCAACCCTGCCGCAATGCTTTCTTCTACTCTTTGATTTAGGCCTTTTTTGTATTCTGAAAAGTCGTGTATGATATTACCAAACTTGTCATAAATTTCCTTGCCTTTGCTTGCCGCCGCTGTTAGTTCATCCATGTTAGGAACCACTTCCATAACAGTTTCACCAAGGCCTGCAATTTCTTCAATTAAGCTATCAAATTTTTCTTTAGTGTTAGCCGCAAATTCATCAACACCGCTTGTTAATTCTGTACCAAACACATAATCCCATGCTTTGGCCAATCCATACGCCGCACCTGCCACAGCACCTGTTATCAATACCACTTTACTAAATGCCACACTAAGAGCAACCAATGCCCCTCTTATAAGTGTGCCAACTACAAATTTTGCAAGACCTGTAAATGCTCTAAGCAATCCAATCACAGCAGGAACCACTGTTGAAATTAACATTGTGCCTAATCCAAAGAAGAACTTGATGATTGGTATAGCAATCAAGGCTCCCATTGCATACACAACAAGGTCTAAATTGTTTAGTAAGAATATAAAAGCATCACCTGCCGCTAATGTAGCCACAGTCAATCCTCTTGATATCTGTTGCATCAATACGTCGTTTTCTGTAATGAATTCTGTAATTTTATTGACGGTGCTTGCCAATGCCATTCCAAAGCCACCTTCACCAAGTGCCGCACTTGCTTCAAATATTGCACCACGGAAGTTTGACATTGCCAATGTTAATGGTCCAACTGTAACAGAACCAAATCGTCCGCCTTCCATACCAAGTGCTTTAAGTTGTTCTACAAGGGCACTGGCTGATTTTGCTACTGCTACTTGGTCTTCACCAATTTTTGCTGTAAAGGTACCATTTTCATTTCTTACTTTGATACCAAATTCTTTTAGACGTTCAAACTCACCTGTAAGTGCGTCTGCTACTGCTTCACCTAACTGTGTAATTGATTTACTGTTAGCCGCCGCAATGTTTGAGAACGCTTTCATTGATTCATTTGATGTATCTAAACCAAAACGTTGGAAGATAACAAATGCTTCTGTAAGCTGGTTAACGTCTTGTGGTAAACTTCTTGCTAATTTTGATAGTCTATCTATTTCAGCATTGGCTAATTCTTGTGAACCAAGATAGGTAGTCAACTGTGTTCTGAAACCTTCCATTGCTGTTGTGGCACCTACGATACCACCAATGGCTCTACTTGTACCAAAGGCAACCAGAGCCGCTCCTGCGGCTCTTAATGCTGTAGTAACTCTACCACCAGTTGCTTCAATGCCTTGTAAGGCTCTGCGACTTTGTTTAGAATTACGTTCTACTCTTTTAAGACCGCGATTAACTCCAACCAGGGCACGATCAAGTTGGCGTGTATCACCTCTAAAACGTACTGTTACATCACTCATTCTTTATCTCCTTGCCTTGGCGTTGTTCATCGCTTTGCGTTCTTGTTCTGCTTCATGTTTATAAAATGCAACCCATCCTACAAACTCCGCTGAAGTCATTTGCATAACCTCGTTAACTGTGCGACCCAAATCTTTTGCTAACCTATACATAAACATAAGGTCAGGATCGCTTTTTAGTTTTTTTCCACAATCTCCAGATTGCTGTCTAAACTCTGATTCATTTCACCACACACTCTGATAACAACACTTGGGTCAACTTCATTCATAAAAGTTGCTTTGTCATGTATTGTAAACATCTTAGAACCATCTTCTTTTCTTGCCTTAGTAATAAGTGTTTCAACCAATGCTTCTACAGTCTTGCCTTGTTGTGCAAGGTTAAGAAGTCTTGATTCTTCCGTGAGTGTATTTGAAGATTTGAAATAAATCTTAGCATCACCCCATTCAGGGACTGTGATGTGTGTCATATCTCCGCTAATTTTTGTTCTAAAATGTGCGGTTGCTGTATCTAATACAGACTTTGGTTTTTTGTTTTCTTGTGTCATATTTTCTGAACTCTCCGTTTAGCACGCCTTGAAGCCACCCTCGTAATACCTTTTGGCGCTTGTTTTGAATAGCCCTCTTCTAATCTACCTATGTATGGTACATTGTTTGATACGTTAAAGTCTTGGCGATTAACTTCCTTACGCCAGTTTCTTCTTGCTCTACCTGATTTAATAGGTGTTGCTTTCTTTGCCTCTTCCAAATAGATAGAAGCAACCTGTGATACTTTGTCAGTAACACTGGTTCCAAGAAACCTTATAGTTTCGTTAATGCCAAGAACTTCAACTTTCATACGTTTACGTTTCTTACGAGTTAGCGTAAGTTACGCCACCGCTACCTTGGAAACTGATAGATGCTTCTACCATGCCGTCCATAGATGAGTTAAGTGTAAACCCTGTGATGATTACATTGCCGCTGAACTTAGTTGTGTTGCTTGATGCTTCATCTGGGAATAACTCAAGTAGATAAGGTGATGTTCCAACTGCTTGTAGTGTTGGATTCAAACCTGATAAGTTAGTTCCACTGTCTGCTGTTGGGAAAACATCTCCATCGTAGTAGATTTCAGCCGTACCTGAAAAAGAACTTAGTCCTTTTAGGTATGTTCTGCTATCTGTACCCATAGTGGTGCTTTCTATTGTGTCTGATGTAATTTCTAATGAAAATGAACGAACGCTCGCAATTGAAGTTTGACTATTACTTGCATCTGCCATTTTAACTACACCATTGTTTCCAGTAATAATAGTATTAATCGCCATTATTTTTCTCCTTTGTTGCTGGTTATGTTAAAAGACGCTTTTTTTTCTGTGGGCGTCACGTCCACTACTTCACTGACATCTTTTTTTACATCAGTAAATTCCTTTTTTGGAGGTTTGACTTCTGCCTTCACTTCTACGTGGGCATCTAAAAATTTAGTCCAACCTTCCTTTTCATACATTTCAACCAAAGAATGATCCTTGACCTCTTTGATTGAATTATTTTTTTTCATTTTGATCATAGTTTTCTCCTTTATGCTGATCCTCTTACGAAGTAATAAGTAACCTCAAAGTTGATTACAAATTCAGCCAGAGGAGCCAACCGTTCTATTACTTCTACGCTTGTGACCATTGAATTTTGTACTTGTCCAGACGTTTTACCTCTGTATCTGTCTGAATCTAACTGTTCTTCAATTGCCTCAATTAATTGATTTCTTTTGTTATCTAACTCAGTGCCTCTTTGAAAG